CGTAAGCGCCAGCATTGCCCATATTAACCACGGTGCAATAACCATATAGCACTCCTTATTTAATCAATTGGCTCATGACTGGATTTTCTCCCGGCATATAGGGATGTCCACCATATCGAGCAGCATTTTTAAATTTTTCATGGCAAGTTTTTAGCGATTGGTCACAACCCGGTGCAAGCTGAATCACATCACCGATGTTTAAATCCGTATGCTGTCGATATAAAGTGACTGAATTTTCTGTGTTTCCAACAATGAAAGTCGAGACACCGAGTTTTTTAAATAAACCGCGATTGAGATAGCCAGCGGCATAGGTTTTGGTTTCCATGACCGGATCACCGTCTGTATACGTCGGCTGTCCATTTTCATCTAAAACAGGCTGCCCCAGCTCATCCAGAACAGGAACCTGTTCAAACACCAAATTACCTTCCTCATCTTTCACTTGAGTCGGATTAATCGTGAATGTGATCGTCAATCCATTGATGGCGGTCACAGTGATATCAAAGGCCCAATCTTCAAATTTCAAGCCACACCAGCGGTCATAAATCGAATTTGGACAAGTCTTTTGAAACTTACGAACCAGAATAGTCCGGTTTAAATAGGACTCACCGGTTGAGCAAACCAAAGTCATGGTGTTTGCACTATCATCAAACTTGGGCTGAGTCACACGACCAATAAACAAAACCAATGTTTCATTTTTCTCAAGCTCAAGCACAGTTAGATAAACCGACTCAAAATAAATCTTGTTTAGAAATACACGGATAAAATCATCATCAGCATCATTTTTAAGTGCGTACGGTTGAGGAAAAATCACTTCAATTTCGCACTTATCAATATCCGCATCTTCAATTGCGTCACGATCTAAACCACGTACCGATTTATATGTAACCTCGTTATGTATGACATTTTTACGATGATTGGTGAAATACCAAGTCTTATCCCCATGTTTAAACTGATAAAGCTCTACACGAATATCCATTAGCTTTCTAACTCCAAAATTGGGATGGTGACTTGTGAAATACCGGCACCTAAAAACTGAAACTCAATCTGGTCTGCATCAAAGCGGTAAAGGCCCATGTAGCAAATCGTTTGAATGTCATTGCGCTGGGCGTTAATTGCGGGTGAAACCGTCAATGAACCACCTGTTTTGGCGGTAATTTCATGCGCTGTCCATGTACCATTTTTGCGCTTCACTGCAAGGTAGTTTCGACTGGCTTCAACCAGATACTTGGTATTGGTGCTTAAGCTGGTGGTGATATTCCCAGCATTTAAAATATTGAGATGTCGTTCATAAAGCGGCAACCAGAATGGGCGATAGCGACCACCACGACGGAACAAAAATCGCCTAAATTCCTGAAATTCATCCCAACTTCTAATCAGTGATTTAAAAGGCTTGGACTGCTTTGCTTTAGCATGATGCGTGTATGACTGAAAGCCACCCACACTGTTATCCACCACGTTTTGATGCTGACTCATGGTGATTTCAATAGAGTCACCGTCGAGCAACAATGGCTTAAAATAAATATCATTGCTTTTATACTGCGCTGGAATATCACCGGCATGTTCCGGCAGATCCTCAGCCAGTACACGAAAAACCATCGATGCGTTGGACCAGAAACCACCCGCATTGATTGAAGCATCACCATCAATAATGCAGATCCGCAAAGGATAGATCACGGCATTGGTTACAGTAATATTTTCAGCCAATCGAAAACCATCTTGGTATTCAGTGATTAATGGCTGAATAATTTCGTCAGTATCGGGATCTCGAATTTCTTCCTGAAGAATGATGTAACGCCCGATTTCCGTAATCTCAACAACCTGACCACCTTCACTGCTCGCAATAAAAGCAAAACCGACTCGAAGGTCGGCTATGGTGTCTGCTGTATTGAGAATAATGTAATCGTCATCGACAATATCTGGAATGATTCGTTTCACTTGTCGCAGTGGAATACCCCACTGTTTACGCAAATTAGCAGACAGCATGTGAAACATATCGCCCATTTCTTTACGCATTTGCACATAGTTAAAACTTAGGATCTGGCGAGGTGTATCGCGAAGTGGATAGCGCTCTTCGTTACCATCGAACGACTCATGAACTTCAGTCATCCACTCCAGTCGTTCTGTTGAATTTAATAGAGGGCAATTTGTTAATACATGGACCTCGCCAAACTGTGATGTTTGTATTTTCATTTTGTCCTCATAAAAGAAAACCCACCGAAGTGGGTCGTTAAACTTTGCTACGATTTCGTTTCATGTGATAAAGAAAGGCTCTCTCACCTTCAGGACTGTACAACCAATCCTTAGCTTCGTTTTCATCCTTAACCATAATCACGCGCAGATTGTTATCAATAACTTGAGGGCTTTGAGATTGAGCCTTCGCATTAGCCTGTGCCTGCTTCTCAGCCTGAATCGCTCCACTATTGTTTATGGCATTAATGGTGTTAATGCCGACACGATTGGTATTCTGAGGCAGTTCACCGTACTTATTAATGTAATCAAGGTTTTCAGTTCCAATACTCTTAACAGATGCTGCGCGGATCATAAACTCCTTATCTGAAGCCATAATTGGGATACTGTCACTTGTTCCTGTTCCGGGGCCACGGATGAGTCCACCAGTCGCGTAGCCAGTAGGTGCAGCAACCGAGCTGATAATTGAAGCAATCTGAGCACCCTGAGCCATAGCACCTGCAATTAGTGGAATGTTATAAGGAAATCCTGCTTTTGAGGCTTCAGCAATGTTCTGCCCCATGGCTAAAGCAGCTTGCGCTACAGCAAAGCCTTTTTCAATTGCAAAGGCTGCGGCATAGGCCCTAGATTTTTCACCAAAAATAGCTCCCATCATTGTTGTCATACTGGATGCCATTTGTTCACCATAGCTGAGCTGAAGCTGCATTGATGAGACTTGGTAATCAGTTTCGATTTTCTTCAATCTATCATGATGGGCAAACCATGCTTGTTCCCGAAGCAATGCAATCTCATTTAGATCGGCTGTCGGATCTTGCTCTTGTTGATCAAGATTAGACATCTGAGAATCAAATAATTGTTGGGATTGACCATAACGACTGAAGCGTGTCTGCTCTAATTGCCATTGATCACCAGTGCTATTCATTTCAGCTTCAGTTTGACCCCAGCTCTGAACTGCACCATTTAAACGGTTTCGAACTTCCTCCTGTTTTTGAAGTCGAAGCATTTGCTGTTTAAAATTACGCTCTTCAAGATCATTGGTCTCAACAATTCGCAAATGTTCAATTCGATAATGCTCCTCCATTGCTTCGGTTTCAGATAAGAATTGTTCCCGCATCTGGAACATACGCTGCTCTTTTGCCAACTTAACCAAAGCGAGTTCTTGTTGAAGTTGATCACCTAAATGCTTAACTGCTTGTTCACGCTGTTCCTTGGTTAACTCCAGATCATGGCTAATCTCAAACTGTCGAGCTGCATAACTATCCTGCAATAACTGTTCTTCAGTTTTAAGATAATCAGAAAATGAATCCGCTTTGGTTTTTAAGGCATAGTTGGCAATTGCTATGTCATTATCTGCGCGTGCTTGGTATTCAGCTTTAAGTTCGTTGGTCCGCTCTGGTGAATAACCTGCTTTATCGATTTCCTGTAAGTCATCTGTAAGCTTTGAGCGAATGCGGGTAACTTCAGTAGCAATATTTAGTTCCATAGTCTTACGAAGCTCAGCTTGCTCTTCCGCCATTCTTGCTGCTTCCTCAAGCTGCTTTTCCCAATCCTTAGAGCCTAAGTCACCAGCAGAATAGCCATTAACACCAGCGGAATAACCTTTGAACTTTTGCCAATAGTCATTATTGTACTTGCCAATATTCTTACCATTCTGAACATTGCCCTCACCTGCGTGGTATGCCCGAACCGCTTTTTCTAAATCACCTTTAAAAAGTTTCAATAGATATGCCATGTATTTCGCAGCACCTTCAGCAGACTGAGCCATGTTTGTACGGTCTTTTACTTCATATTGTTCAGCAGTACCCTTTAGGAATTGAAAGCCACCTGTAGCACCTGACTGTTTATTTACCTGATTGGTTTTTCCTGAGTTTCCTGTTTCAATTGCATGAAGTGATGACAACATTCCATTTGGCAAACCATATTTCGACTCTAGTCCACTAAAATTGTATTTAGCTGCATTAGCCTGAACTTTGGCGCTGACCTGTAAAACTTTTTGCTGCTTTTCAAGCTCCTTAGTTCGTTCCTTCTCTGACTCATTTCTAGCATCAACTGCATTTTTAGCCTTCATGGCTGCTGTGTATTCTTGTTCGATCTTGGCTTTAATTTCATCTCGGAATACAGATTGACCTTGTAGATTTTTAGTAATTGCACCTTCAACAGTTACGTACTTGTTAACAATCGAAATCAACTCATCGTTATAGCCACGTGAAGCTAGATTTGCTGTGACAGCAGATGTGACTGAGTTCTTATCAGCCTCCTTCAAAAGCCCCTTAATTTCATCACTGAGTTTTGCAATACTTACTGCCTGATTTTTTATATCAGTAGTAGTCTTTTTAGTGGCAGTTGCTAAAGCCTTTTGAGCAGTTTCCGCTTCCTTCACTTTTGTATTGCTTGACTCATACCCACCGATTAGCCCACGAACCTTATTTAGCTGATCATCGTTTAGAATATTTAGAGCCTTAATAGACTTGTAGTAATCATCACTAGAAATTTTCCCTAACGAGAATTGAGAGTGCAATTTACTCCATGTGTTAATTTTTTCATCTGAAACAGGCAATGCCTGCATAAAAGAGACTAAATCAGAAGATGCCACTCGAAATTTAAGACTTAAACCCTCCATCTGATCCGTTAAAGCTTTCGCTTCATTATCCCGCTGAAGCGTATTCAGCTCTCGATACTTAACCACCAGATCATCAACTGACTGACCTTGGATATCAATTGCTGCGGTAGCTTTACTGGCATTATCACGCATCAACATATAGCCAGCTGCAACCGTTGCCAGAGTTAAACCAATCCCTAAAGGCCCACCTAAGAAACCAAGTAGTCCAGCACTCGCTCTCGACATATTTACAGTTGCACCAAAAGCAGCTTTCTCTGCTACCTCCTGGCGAATCACGGCTTGAGTGACAGCATCAGTAGCCATTTTATATTTGGTTGCTGCCGCTGTAGCCCCATACTTGGCTTGTGTTGCTGCTGCTGTAGCTTGAGTTAAAGCAAGATGTGCTTTTGCATCATTTGCTGCCGCTGTGGCAAGTTTTACCTCTTCAATAGCTTGTGCTTGAGTTGTAGCACGTTGAGCCAAGGTTGCAGCAATATCTTCTTTTACAGCCAGCGTTTTGGTTGCAATCGCAGTAGTAACATAACCAATACCCAAAACAATCGCACCGTCAGCAATTAAATCGAGATTTTTAGCAAGAACACCAATTGATCCAGCCAAAACGGTTGCAGCACCTGAACCAGATGATGCTTCACCAACGAACTTAGTAACACTGTCATTTAATACGGTGAGCGACTGACCAATGGTTATGTCTGTCTTATTGAATAACTCATCAACACTATCACCAGCTTTTAAAAGTGCCTTGGTAATTACTTCGCCTGTTAGTTTTCCATCAAGCATCATTTGGCGTAATTCACCGCGCGTTACATTAAGACCTTTTGCCATTGCACCAAGTAAACCGCCAGCACCATCAACCAGCGCGTTGTATTCTTCACCACGCAAAATATTTCCGTCAAGCGCCTGACCATATTGAAATAAGGCCCCTGCTGCTGATTCGGTCGAAGAGCCACTGATTGCGACTGCTTTTGAAGTAATCTCTGTTAGGCGTGCGGTTTGAGCTTGGGTTAGATTTAGTGTTTTGGCATTGGACATGTATTTAGAATAAACATCGTTCACTGCGCCCCATGCAGATGCTGAACGCTGAGCAATAGCAAATGTGTCTTGCATTGCTTGATTCAACTCAGTTTGAGAGTTGGTGACAAGTTTTAATTTATTATTAATGCTTGTATAAGCATCCATTTTATTAATGGCTGCACCAATCGTCACAATGCCTGCCATATATCCTGCAAGTTGGCGAGTCGCTACAGACATTGAATCCATTGATTTAGTAGCGTAATCACCCTTCTTCTCAATACTTTCTAATTCATTCGCCAAAGCATGTGCATTTCGTTCAGCATTTCGTGAATCAATAACGATTCTTAGGATAGATTCTTGAGTCATTTCACTTTCCTTTAGGCAATAAAAAAGCGCCTAAAGGCGCATTACGGACAATAAAAAACCGACCTCTATTGGGTTGGTTTAGGCTTTAATTGCTGAAATAATCTCTGGTAACTTCCAGATTAAAATTGGTATTGAAAACAATATTAAGAATGCAAATATCGTTTGCCACAACCCGTATTTTTCAATAGACACTTTCATAAGCTCCACTATTGGTTTAAAATGCTCCATACGAAATACTTTTCCTCTTTACTTCTCGGTTGAGTGGAATCAAAAAACCCCGATGTTTGCCGCATCGGGGTTTTTCTTTGGTTATAAAAAAAGCCCTACATCGCTGTAAGGCTTATTGTGAATGATGTAAAAACGCTTACTTTTTCATATTCCTAGTTTTGCTTTATCAATAAAAAACCGACCTCTATTGGGCGGTTTTATTTAAGTACTTCTATTATTCTGGCGATTGCAATAAGTATTGGTGCTGCTTGCCATAAAGCGATACCAAATAATACGACTATCAACCTTTAAATCTAGGTTAAAATTCATCTATGTTCTGATCCTTTAGTCTGCATTTTGGATTGGAAACAAAAAAGCCCATGATTACGAGTCACGGGCTTTTTGCTTTTTGGGCATAAAAAAACCACCGCGAACGATGGTTGATTAATTCTCTCTTATAAGTGTAGCTCTATTAAAAAAACCACCCGAAGGTGGTTCTTACTTATTTATGGAAATCCAATCCCATCTTTTACCAAGCAGACGCATCAAACCATTTCGGATTTGCACCCATTCTATGGCCATCTAAAAAGTTGATAGTTCTGCAATACTGATCAATGAGTGGCTCGCCACGTCTGGTTTTGAAGTCTAACTCCATGCTGACTCTTCTTGCTAATACATTTGAACTAGTTACATATCCTGAGTAATAGGTCATATCTTTTTTATTAATCAGCATGAGTGCTTCCCAGACATCTTGCATCATGAAGTTTTGGCTTAGAACCGATTCGGTAAATTTACGAATAAGTTCATAAGTATCTTGATCAAACAATCCACCTTGTTTACCCGCACTGCTATACAAAGCAATCAAATGATGTACATATTCCACGGCGACAGGAATCGCTTCGTATGGGATATCTTCAATGTGATCTACGTTAAAGCGTTGATGTACAATTTTGTATGCTTCGCTAAAATTCAAATGCTTGGTTTTAG